CGGTGTATTCGCGGATCGCGATGCTGACCGAGGCAATGCCCAGCGCCCCGATTTCCAGCGTCTTGTTCCACTCCAGGCCCAGACGGATCAATTCGCTGAAGGTGGTGCCTAGCTGGTAGAGACCCACGCCGGCGGCGGCGGCGCGGCCCAGGTTCTTGACTACCCCGCTCAGGCCGGAGGCATAGCCCTCCGACATGGCCCGGCCCTGTCGGAACGTGTCCTGGAGTTGCTGGTTGGCTTTCTGCGCCTGCCGCGTGCTGGAGAGGAGACTGCCCAGCCCGACCCCAAAGAACCGGGTGGTCACATCCATGTTCACTTGGGCGCGGGTCGGCATTGAAGCGTCTCCCCCTAGTCTAGGCCCCGCCGCAACAGATTAGGTAGACGCGGCGGTTCTACCTGTTTCTTCTGATGGGGGGCCAACGACGCCCATGTCAGTGTCGCCAACTCATGCTGCCGTAGTGCGTAGAGCCGAAGCTGGTGCATATAGGCCACCAGGACTTCGCGAATCGGCCATCCCTGGATGATGCGGACGGCCTTGTCATAGTCGTACTGGGCCACCTCCCGGACGATCCCCTCGAACCCTCCGGCGGCTAGGCTGCCTCGCCGATCCCGGCGGGGAGCAACTCCTCCACTCGGACTGGGGCGGTCAGCACTGGAGCCTCTCCGGAAGATTTCGGGGTAGGCATCGAAGCACTCACCGCGCCAATGAAAAAACCCAACACCAACTTCGCGCAGGCGTTGAGCATCTTGTCCTTGGTCTCCTTGTCCGTCACAGCCCGGAAAATCTCCATGGTCCGTTCCGTGCCGACCCGGGTCCACGGCGTGCCCTCCGCCACCAGCAGTCCGGCCAGCAGGTCGAAGAACATCCCGCTTTCGAGAATCCGCCCGAGGATCTCCCGGAGGACCTCCTCCACCTGGTGATGCGAGTCGAAATCGGCATCGGCCCGGAAGCCGTCCAAATGGGCGGTCCGGGCCTTGGTCATGATGTAGATGTCCCGTTCGATCGTGGTCTGATCGGCGTCCACTTCGACCCAGACCGTGCCGTTGATGACCAGGCGCACGGGGGGAAACATCTCCTGCAACAGTTCGGCGGGTGTCGGATCGGGCATATGCTCTCCGCGAGAGGGTGGTAGGGTAGGCGGTATGCCTACCCTACCAACCTAACACTTACGTCGTCTGGATCGCGGTGTAGTAGGGGCTCGCGGCCGACCCGCCGTAGGTGCCGGCCGTGTCGTCCATGATCTTCCCGGCCACCTGCCACTTGCCGAAGTCCTCCGAGATGAAGCCGATCGCCCCATTCGGGGTCAGCGACACCTTCCAGGCCGTGATCTCCCAGGACGGCCCTGTGGCGGGATCGGGGATGAAGACCACCGTGCCCTCGATCTTGGACGCCATGCCACCCTGAATCGAGTCCAGCGACAGGGTGGAGTAAACGTAGGTCGCCGCGAGCGTATGGGTCGCGGTGGCGCCGCTGGTCAGGGGAAGCTGGATGATGCCGGAGTCGGCATCATAGAGCAGGTAGTCGGTGGTCGCCGTCAGGGTCGCCGTGGTGGTTCCACTGATGTCCACCGCCGTGGTGATGCTGACGATGCCCCGCTTGGACGTCCGATAGAACTTGCCCTTGGTGAGGTTGGTCGAGAGCACTTCCGCCGTGGAGGTCCCGGTGGTCTGGGTGGCCGTGGCGACGTTGCCCATCAGGGAGATGGCCAGCGCCTGCGTCGAGAACTCGAAGCCGGAGATGTTGACGGTGACTTTGCGCGAGCGGGTCACCGACTTGTAGACGCCCCCCGCCGCCACCATGGAGTTCATGTTGTCGATGACGTCGTCTTCGGTCGACAACTCGAACGTGTCGCAGTTGCCCAGGTGGACGTACCCCTCCTTCACGCCGGTCGTGGCGTTGAACCGATCGAACAGAATCTTGCCCTTGCCGAGAAGCACATTCTCGGGAGCCGGGGCTGCATACGGGTAGGCCATGATACTCTCCTGTCAGGTGGTCAAGGGTCTAAGTCAAATGCACGGACGGTGGCCTGCACACCACCAGTCAGGGTCGCCTTGCCCCGACGCTGGTCGGGATACCGGGCTTCGGTCATCCGGGTCATGTCCAGAATCCGGATTTGATTCAAGGTGCGGTCGTCCTGGGCGGTCCGCGAGACGTAATGGTTGAGGCAGCGCCGGACCGCCCGGAGGATGATCGCCCCGGTAGCCTTGGCCAGGAGCAAATTGTCTGCCCGGTCATAGAGTAAAACTGTGACACGGAGGGCTTGACCGACCTGTCCCCTCCCGGATTCCCCGGCGACCTCGGACGGCCCATCGGTGAGCACCAACAGGGCCGGGATGATGCTCAGGTCCTCCCCCTTGGCGACCTGCTCGTTGGTGTACTCATTGGCCACCAGGAGGGCGCCTCCCCGCCCCAGCGGGATCGGGTCGTTGGGAAGGCGAGGCATCGTCCCGACAATAGCGGCGACGCCGGTCTCCGGATGGTCCAGCGCGTCCGAGAGCAGCAAGGCGACTTCGCGCAGCATGGCTAGGTCTCCGTCACTTTGGCGTTGCGGAGCCGCTTCCGCAGGTTCTTCGCCGCTCGCCGCTCCAGTTCCTTGGCGAAGGACCCTTCCATTTGTCTCCGGATCGTCGGAGTGCCCTCCTCCGGGGGCAGCCACCGTCGGATGGGCATGGGGCCGTTATCCATCATGCCGGCGAGATGGTTGATGCCGTAGGGGACGGCGCTGAAGTCGATGTGGAGCGTACTGGACCACGCCGTCGCCACCAATCCACCGCCTCGCGTGGTCGCCATGTGGAACAGGGCGTCCGTCTGGCGCAGGATCGGGTGTTGGGGACCATAGCCTCGGGACTTCCGCACCTTCTGGGTGCGCGGACTGAGGCCCTGCCACTGACTTCCGTAGCGGCGGCCTTCGGAGGCGAACTGGAGTTCGTTATTGGCCAGGATGATGGTCAGGCACGGTCCCAGCAGCCAGGTCCTGACATTGCGGACTCCTTCCATCTCCCGCGCACTGGCCTGCATCAGGGTCAGCATCTCGGTGTCCTGGACCGTGATGGCGGCGGAGATCACAGCGTCCACACCGGCGGCAGGGTGGAGAAGGACTCCAGCCAGCGGGTCCAGTTCGGCGGGTAAGGCTCCAGGTGGATACTGGAGCGCACGACGCGGCGCGTGGCACTGTCCTCCTGGACCGCCATCGTGTCGATCTTGCTCTGGGAGATCCGCCATCCGATGACGGCGGCGATGGTGCGTTTCATGGCCGTCACGAAGGCGGTCGCGTCCGCCGTGGTCGCGACATCGGCGGGATCCGTCTCATAGAACCGCAAGAAAATGCCGAGGTTGTCCCCCAGCGGCGTGTACCCCATCCCCGGACTCTGCGCCAGGCTCCGAATCGTCGCCCACCCCCAGAGATGGGTATTGAGGACGTTGAGGTCGCGGGTGTAGAACAGGATGGTGTCCGCCTCGGCCTCGGACGCGAACAGGTCGAGGTCGGTCGCGTCCTGGGACTCCACGGGGAGAAATGCGAGGTCCGTCGTCTTGTCTGGATCGAAGTAGCGACCGGCCATGACCCCTCCGTCAGGTGATAACCAACTCCGGTACCTTGGCAAAAATCTTCCAGTCCCGACGCTGGAGGTGAGGCCAATCGCCAAACCACCACCCGTTCTCCACGACCCTGTTTGTCTGGCACGCCGTCCGCAGCCACCGCCACGCGGGCAGGTCTGTGTTCCATGACGGTTGGACCCCGGGACGGATCACGTCCGTATCGAGGATGACATCCACGGCCAGCCCGAAGTTGTGGGCCGAGCGTCCCGGCGGGGCCGCCTTCCCCGCGAACGGCCCCCGTCCTTCCCGGAACGCGACGTATCTCTGATAGAGGACATTCTGGGCATCGAGGCTGGCGTAGCCCCGATCAATCACCCAGAGATAGGGGCTCTGGTGCAGCAGTGCCTCGACCGCCAGCCGAAAGGTCTGGTTGAGGAGGGCCGGATCGGCTGCACGCCAGAGCAGGGCCATGACTACTCCGGCGTCCGACTCAGCTTGATCGCCTTGTGGGTGAGCCCCACCACGCCGAAGCCGCTGCCGATGTCGATCAGGATGGTGCCGACACCCATCAGCAGCGGCCACTTGGCCGCCAGGATATGGCAGACCTGACCGAGGAGAACGAGGATCATGCCGATCGCTGTTTTCCAGCCGCTCAGACTCATACAGCCTCCACTAGCCATTGGGTGAGTGGACGGAGAACCTCCAGCCGGCAGCGTCCAGCCCGCTCTTCGGTCATCGCGAGGCGGGCAAAGGCGGCTCGTTCCTCGGCCGACACTAACTGTCGAGCCACCAGAACGAGTAACGGCAGCGGATCGTCGGCTATCGCCAGAGCGGCGGGCGCGATCAGCCACGGCGGGCTGGCCGCCGGCGGGGTGGGATAGTACGGAATCAGTGCCATCGGACTGTCCGGGACTGGGGACCAGGACGGCCCCCAGATCCCGAGGTCCTCGTTAGCCGAGGATACGACAGGCCAGTTCGGGCCGGATCAACTGCGCTCCGGCGAGGATGTCATAGCTGAAGGTGGTCTGCTTGTACTGGCGCGAGACCTCCAGCCGCAGCGTCAGACCCGTGACCGGGTCGATCGCCGATGAGATGATGTTGCCCAGCCCCTGCGAGGACGACTCCAGCGGGCGAGTCGCGAAGGCGAAGGCGTCCCGGTGGAACATCAGGTTGATCGCCTGAGAGCCCTTGGGGTGTTCGATGGCAGCGCCGGCCGAGGCGGTAGACACGGCGTTCACATCCACGGTCACGGCCGCGACGGAGGCCGTCGCGGTGGCAGCGGTCTTGACGGTGAAGTAGACCGCCGTCGAGCCGGTGCCGACCTTGAGGGTGTCGCCCACGGCAAAGGTGCCGTCGGTGGGCGTACAGGCGCCGATGCTCAGGATGGCCTGCCCGACCGTCATGGTGGCGGACAGGGTGGTGGTGCCGCCCGCCGAGCCGCCGGCATGGACCGGGATGTTCTGGTTCATGAACCAGTCGGCGCCCAACTTCCGACCGATCTGCCCGTTGATGACGCCACCCTGGTCGCCGCGCTGATCCGCCTGCGAGAAGAGCGCCAGCTTGAGGGCGTTGGCCTCGGCCTCGGGGTTGAGCAGGACCCGGCGATCCGTCATCGGGGCCAGGGTCTTGTTGAGCCGGAGGCGGGCATCGGTGTACTCCGCCACGGTGGAGACGAACGGGGTCGTGCCCGCCACGCCGGAGTAGTTGGGGACCTTGAGGTAGAAGCCGAGCAGGTACGCATCCATCTTGTTGGCGAGGGCCTTGATCGCCTCGCTGGCCTGCATGGGCATGATGCCCCCAGCGGCTTCCAGGAGATCCTTGTCGGACATCTGGAAGGGCGCTTCCCACCACTGGTCGAGCGTGATGACGACCCGCGTCGGCGAGGAATCCACGTTGGCGGGCATGGTGACCGCCGCCGTGACGGCCCGGGCCGTGATCGCGGACGGGATGGGAACGTCGATGGACGATCCCTTCTGGCCGGCGAGCGGCTCATAGGCGCGATTGACCAGCCGAGCGGTGATGGCCTCTTCGCGCAGGGCCATCAGGCCCTGGGCAAGAAGCTGGGGGATGACATAGGTCAGCGTATTCGACACGGGACACTCCTGAGTGAGGTGTGACTGTCAGCCCGTGGCAACACGCCAGCGGGCCTCGCCTACTGCTCTGGCGAGTAGTTTACCGTGATCTCCCCCTTGGCGATGGCGGCGAGGTTCTGGCCAATCGCGATGGGGTCGTTCGCCACCGAGCGCGTCCCGCGCATGGTGGTGGGGGGAGGACCCTGCTGCCCGCCGGGTCCGGCCACCCGCTGACGGGGGTCCTTGAGGAAGGGCGCCGCTTCTTTGCTGCGTGCCCAATCCTGGAGGGCCTCCGCTGGGGTCTTGTAGGGGTTCTCGCTGGTCGGCTTGCTGGAATAGAGGAAGTCGCCCGTGGGTCCTTTGACGGCATGGCTGCCGCGTTCCGGGTCATAGCCGAAATCGAACGTCTGCGCCATGATCGCCACAATGGGCGCGGCCTTGCCCTCGGCCATCGGCGCCAGGAACTCATCCCGCACGCCGAGGGCGCGGGCGCTGGTTTCCAGTTGGCGGTGGAGGTCGTGGGAGAGGAGGCGGCTGACGAGGAGTTCGCGCTGGACCAGTTGCTCTTGCAGGGGGCGGAGTTCACGGCTCCGGATGGATTCGGTGACGGAGGCGAGTTGATCTCCCGAGAGGGGATTCTTGGGGTCGATCTTCCACGTCTCCAGCGCCCTCATCTTGAAGGTCTCGTCGGAGAGCAGGTCCTCGGGGCCGCGCTGGGCCTTCTCCAGCAGCCGCTTGAACTTGCCCACCTCGTTATCGAGGACCGACTTGGGGACGTAGTCACGCTTGACGTCTTCCTCCGTGAAGATGTTGTCCAGATCCAAGGTGATCTCTTTGCCATCGACCTGCGTCGTGATACGAGCCATACAAGACTCTCCTGTGGGGGGGGACCTGCCGGGAGGGGCGGCGCATACACCGGGTTGCTGACAGCGGACCGGGGCCGCGAACCAACCTCAATACGGGATGATGGTGACAACGCAGCCAAGTGCCCGCGAGTCCCTCATCGTCGGTGGAAGGTGTGGAGGAGTTGGACAGGGTGCCCGCCACCACCACGCCCCGTATCGGGTTACACCAAACTACCTGTCCGACTTCTCTCTAGTCAAGAGGCTGTCGAGAGGAACCCCTCAACAACGGCTTGCGCTCTCTCTCCATCAGCGAGTGCTGTGCCGAACTGGGTGGCGATTTTCTGCTGATAGCCCGGGGGGTGTTCGGCATAGCCGGCCAGGGTCATCAGGTTGACCGGACCGGCCCGCATCCCGGGCGAGCGGAGGCCGGCCAGCGGCAGGCGGGAGCAGCGGCAGAAGGGATGGGGCAGCGGCGGCACGCGGTCGACGGGATAGACCCCCGGCCCCAGGCCGTAGGCATCCATCCCGGCCAGGGCATCGCAGATGTCGGGCAGTCGGGTCTTGCCTCGGTTGGCGGAGAGGACCCACCGGACGGCGGCGACGGCGGGGTTACTGAGAAACGCCAGCATCTCCGTCTCGGCCCGCGCAATGGACAGTTCCGTGACCGCGATCCGTTCGGCGTTGAATTGCAGTTGGCGGGCCTGTCCCCGGAGCGGGGTGGGGATCCGCCGGAGATCCATCTTCCCTCCGGCGGGGAGCGGGATGCTCTCGGCGCCGTTCAGGTAGGGCATGATGGACTGCGCCAAGGCCGAGGCGGAGAGACCGTTGCGTAAGGCTTCCGCCACGATCTCGACGATTTCCCCGTGGGCGTTGGCGGTGGCGGATCCGAGGGCGGCGCGGAAGGAGACGCCATTCCGCAGGCTAGCGTAGAGCCCCGCCTCCGTCATCCGGGAGGCCAGCCGGACGACCTCGGGGCGGCTCTCGCCGGTCCAGATCGCCAGCATATCGCTGATGGTGAGTCGCCGGTGCCACCGGACCGAGCGGTTGAGCGCCCGGAACAGGGTCAACTCCGCCTCCTGGAGGTCGCCGGTCAGCCGGACCAGGTCGGGGTTGATGCCGCGATACCCGGCCAGTCGGCGACCGATGTTCTCCCGATAGGCGCCGATGTCTTCCAGCACGCTCCGGAGCGCCGTCCGTTGTCTCCGCAGCAGGCGGGCGTGCGCGACCCGAAGGCTCTCGGCGTGACTGCGGGGGGCGGGGGCCGTCACTTGCTGTGCGGACTCCCGTTGGCCACCGGCAGACACTCCCATGCGGCGGGGGGTTGATAGGCGCGTTCGGAGGGGACGCAGAGCAGGTTGACGCTGACCACGTCCTTGCCCCAGATATTCTCGGTGTTGCCGAAGCAGTTCGGGGTCCGGAACAGCGGAGGCAGGTGCCACCAGAGGTCGTACTGCCACTGGGCGAACTGGGCGCGGATCGGCGCCTCCGTGTCAGGCCGGTCGCACTCGACGTAGCAGATCGGTCGGGACAGGGAGAAGAGGGCCTCGGCCCCGCGCAGCACGGCCGGCTCCATGCCTTCGACATCGAGTTTCAGGAAGTGGACCGGACCGAGGAGGTCCAGTGTGTGGAGCAGGTCGTAGATGGTGGGGGACCAGACCAGTTCCCCACTCGGGGTATCCTGTCGGAGGGTGACGCCCCCGAAGTTGGCGGGTTGGGTGGGCTCGAAGCGGGGGACACGAATGAATCCTTGCGAGTGGTCATTACAGGCGGCCCAGATCGCCCGGGTATTGGTGATGTGATTCAGGGCCAGGGTGCCGCAGAGCATCTGAAAGCAGTGGCGTTGGGGCTCCACGGCGATGAGGGTGCCGTGGGGGCCGAGCAGCTTGGCCATGGGCAGGGTGAGGGCGCCGACGTTGGCGCCCACCTCGATCACCGTCTGGCCGGGCTCGATCAGGGCGGCCAGGAGGTCGACTTCCCCCTCCGAGTAGTCGCCATACTCGATCAGCGACTGGCCGACGTACTCATCGAAGGAGTTGGCCAGGATCGGCCCGTACTTGCCGGCGACGGTGGTGACCCAGGGGTCGAAGACGTGGAAGGTCATGTCGATTCTGTCTCGGTGGTCATGGACGCGGTGTGCATGGTGTCGGGGGTGTTGGCCAGTTCGGCTTGCAGGGTGGCGGCGGCCCGCGCCTCGTTGCGGCGGTCGGCCGCTTCGGCGATGGCCTCCTGGATGAACCGCGCCTCGGCCACGTCGAGGTCCTCCTCTTCCGTCAGCAGGGGCAGGGCGTTCAGGGCACGCAGGGTCTTGGCCGCGAGGGTAGCCTTGGCGACATCGGGGAGGATGTCCATGACTTCCCGGAGGGCGTCGAGCCCTTTCAGCATGGTCTCGAAGTCGACGGCCGACTCGATCTCTTCGGCGTTGACCCGCCGACCATCGTAGCGGGCGATCTCCATGGCGGCGTCGATCTGGGCGGTCCGTCCCCAGGGGACGATCTTGTTGGCGCCGTAGGTGCGAGCGATCAGCCGGTCGATCAGCATCTGGGTGTCGAGCGGGACGACTTCGGTCGAGCGTTCGACGCGGGCGATCCACCACCGCTCCGGTTCGGTGGGGAAGAGGACCTGGGCGATGCGGCCCAGGGCCTGGTTCTCGGCATCGTCGAGGGCGGCCTTGAGCAACTGGAGGAAGGCGCCGACGCCAGCGGCGGTATCCTGCCGGATCTCGGTGGCGGTCCGTTCGATGGCGGAGTCGCTGTATTCGCGGAAGGCGGTGACGTAGAACTCTTCGACCTTGCGTTTCAGGGTCTCGCTCAACTGGCGGGCGTTTTCCGTCGGCGGGGCGATGTAGTGGTGACTCTTGGTGATGGCCGGGTCGTCCTGGAGGACATTGGAGCCGCGTTGCAGTCCGGTCTGGAGCTTGGTGAAGGCGGCGTCATTGCCGACCAGGTTGAGTTTGGGGAAGGAGCCGATCCACTGGAGGTAATCGCGGGCGTTCTCCAGGTTGAAGATGGCGTTCTGCTTGGTGGCGAGCAGCCAGCCGACGTAGCGGCGGATCGGGATCCGGGCGCGGAACAGGGGACAGACCGGCCGATCCCACCGATCGCTGAAGTGGTAGCTGCCGGCGCTGCCCTCTTCCACGATCTCGACCGCTTCGCGCTTCTCGTTCATGGTCCAGGTCGACCACCCGGACGTGGTGTAGTAGAGGAAGCGGGGGGACTCTTCCTCGATCTCGGCCTGGATGCTATCGCCGTGGTCGCTCAAGTCGAGGACCAGGGCCTCGGTGACTTGGCCGGGGCTGGGTTCGGTCCAGTTGAGCACTTGCAGCGGCGGCAGGTGATTGAGCCGGGGCACGCCGTCCGGCGCGGTGACGATGCCCCACATCTGCTGGTAGACGACCAGGTCGATGGCCAGGCGTTTGTGGGCGGTGAGCCAGCCGGTGCCTTCGCCGTCGACGTCGAGCCAGAGGTTGGCGATGGGGGTATCGGGGGTGCTGAGTTCTCCCAGTCCCTCGTTGTCCTCGGTCCGAAAGACGCGGGTGGCGTCCTCTTCGTTGGCGAAGAGCAATCCGGCGAGGGTATCGACGACGGTGCCGAAGTGGCTGGTGTAGTCGGCCAGGCGTTGCCGTTCGCGGTAGGCGTCATCGCTTTCGCCGATGGCCCGGCGGATCAGGAACTGGCCGATCAGTTTCGGATCGAGCAGATCGCCGGTATAGGTGAGGTGGGTGACGCTCCAGCGGTCCGCCATCGCCTTGAAGACGGGATGTCGGCGGTCCAGCCAGGACTGCGGGTTGTTCGGGATCGGCTCGAATCTAGGCATGGCAGTCTTCCGGGTTAGAGAGTCGCGATCAGGCCCCGTCCGCTGATGGTGCCCCGGGACCGGCGCTTGGACTCAACGGCCATCCCCAGCGCCATGACGCAGTCGTCTTCGACGCCATCGGGCGCACTGTAGCGCACCCCTCGGCGGGTGTAAGTGTACTCGAAATCCCGCAACTCTTGGGCAATGGGTCCTTCGGGCAGTGCGACTTCCCCACGGGACAGGGCCACGGCGAGGGCCTCCATCAGTTGTTGCTTCGAGGTCTCGGTGAAGATAAAGCCTTCGACCCGACTGGTGCGCTGCAACTGTTCGACGATGGGGGATCCGACGCCGGTGGCGTCGACCAGTCCGGGGGTGGTGCCGGTGGCGGCGGCGATGTCGTCGATGGTGGTGGCCCAGGGGCGTCCATGCCAGCGGAGGAAGCGGGTGACGGTGCCGCGATCGTCGAGGCCGATGCCGACGGTCCAGTTCATGGTCTTGGCGAGGTCCCATCCCCAACTGAGGACGGGCTGTGCCCAGCCGCGATCGCGGAGGATGCCATCGGGGTCGGGGATGGTGTCGACGCCGTTGCGTTCGCGGAAGAGGTCGACGGCGCGGTCGATATTGGACAAGCCGAAGGGGTTACCGCCATCGTCGCTGGGGATGGCGAGGTAGAGTTCCTTGAAGATGTTGTCGGGCAGATCGCGGCGGGCCGACTCCACTTCGCTGGCGGGGATCAGGCCGGCGTCGACGGCGTCGTGGATGGTGAGGCGGGCGTAGTGCATATCGGGCGCCCCCTTCTCCGCCATGCGGGCCAGTTTGTAGGCCCAGTTCTTTTTGCCTTTGACGTTGCCGATGATGCGGCAGTTGCCCTGGGTGGCGGTCAGGGTGCTCCGGATGGCGTGCCAGACGCCGTCTTTGCAGCGGGTGGCCTCGTCAATGACGACATCGTAGACATCCTCGCCGTAGAGGGCATCGGGGTTATCGCCGCCCTTGAAGGCGAGGGTGGCGCCGTTGGGGAGTTCGATGGCGAGGTCGGTATCGTTCTCCTTGACGGTGCCGGGCGGGAAGATGCGTTTGGCGCGGCGATAGGCGATGCGGGCGACGTTGCGGGTGGGGGCGACCCACCAGTGCCAGCGCCCGGACGTGCTCTTCAGTCCTTGTTCGACTAGCCAGACGATGCAGCCGGCGGTCTTGCCGGTTTTGGTCGACGCCTCGATGACGGCGGTGCGTTTCTCGGTGAAGATGGCGTCTTGTTGTTTGGCGTAGAGGTGGGGGCGTTTCCACTTGAAGTTGACCTTGCCGGTGGCGAGGGCGTCGCCGATCTGGGCGCGGGTGGCTTTGGCGCGGACGCTGGCGGCGGAGCGGGCCATCAGTCGGGGGCCGGGCGATAGCGATCGACGGCCTCGTCGAGGGAGACGGGGCAGTCGTCGGAGCGCATCCCGAGGGAGGCGGGCATACAGACGAACCAGCGGCGGCCATCATACTGGCGGATCACCAGGGCCTGACGGACGAGCAGCCAGCGGGCCTGATCCGCGAAGGCGTGCCGCACCTCATCCCCTCCCTCTTCCTCGGTGGGATCGAGGGCGCGGTGCGGCGGGGGCGTCACCGGATCCGCCCTCGGGAGATAGGGGTCCGGGGGGCAGATGACGTGAGCCGGCAGGTCTTCCAGTTTGATCTCGAAGTGGTGGGCGGCGATGTCGCGGCCACAGCGGGCGCAGAAGACGCTGCCGACTCCCATGACGCCGTGGCGCCGAACGGGCACGGGCCGGGGGCAGGCGCAGCTCATGCGGCAGGTTCCGCTTCGTCCACCATGCAGCCGCACCCCCCAATCTCAAAGAGATCAAACGACGCGCCCGCTTCCTGCCGCTCCCGCGCTTCTCGTAGACTCATCGGCCGGCTCTGGTCGCCCGTCCGATCACGGAGGATCGACACATCACCGAGTTGATCCCGTAGTGCCTGCTCATTCGCTTCCCACTCCGCAAACCGCACCGGGTCGGCTTGGAGCAGGCGCAGGAAGTGCCCGATACCGGCCTTCACGCACCCGCCCCCACAATTGGCGTGAGGCATGCCCAGTCCATAGAGCCGCTGTTGCCACAGGCCCTCGGCTGCTGCCCAGGCGTGGAGTTGGGGTTTGGTGAGATAGGGTGCGTCACACAGCGGGGCGGCAACACGCCACGGGAGCCAGCGGGCCTGCATCCGGTCCCAGCGGTGATGT